CATAGGATACCTTCCTTATGATTTTATATTACAGAGCGGCGACTGCTGTTTTAAACGCAGCAAAGTCTGCTGAACCAGCAACCAATGTTTTCCACTGTGCAATTTTATAGTAACCTGTCACAGTTGTTGCAGTAACAGTTGTTGCCGCAATAGTACCAGCTGCACTAATATTACCACCGTTGATTGTCATTGTTCCATCTGTAATTGTTGCTGATGTAAGTGAAGTCATACCAGCGATAGTTGTTATAGTAGCACCAAGTGCCATACCAGTTGAACCAAGAGTAATCTGACTGTTTGTAAGTGCAGAGTTTGGTAGTGCTGTTATTGTGTTGGCGCCACCATTGATAGTCTTGTTGGTAAGTGTATCAGTTGATACTCTACTCACCAAAGTTGAGTCTGCACCAGCAGGAAGCAATTGTATGTTAGTAACACCAGCTGAGTGTGGTTGACCGAGAAGCTTTTGTCCATGTGAATTCGATTCACAGTTTAGTGTAATTGATCCAGAGTTTGAACCACCACCACGAATTTCAACGATTTGGTTTCCAGCAGAAATTTTTAGGTTAGCAGATGATCCTGATTTGATACCACTACTACCATCTATTTCTGGGTCGGTTAAAGTTTTGTTTGTTAAAGTTTCTGTACCAGTGAACGTAGCAAAGTCATCTGCGCTAAGAGCAGACCCATTACCGAGTTTGGTATAGATTTCTACAAAGTTGGCGTTGAGTTTGCCTGCACCAGTGCGGAGGTCATCACCTGTTCCGTCATTTGCAGCCGAACCACGCCCGATTGGTTGATATGCCATTTCTGGTTTCTCCTATTAAATTATTATACCTTTATTTATACATTTAGGTCAAAGGTATTCTGTGGTTTAAGTTATTTATATTACGTTCCTTCATCATATGTTACTGAAGATGATATAGCACCACCTTGTGCCTCATCGAATTGTTCAATAACCATATCGAATGTGTAAGGTGTTTCAGTATCAGAAGTTTCAGTAACTAGTTTTCCACCTAGAGCATCTTCAAGTGATGTGAAACTTCCAGTATCTTGATTAAGGAATATGAAACTTCCAGCATTTGTTCCACTTCCATCTGTACCATCAAGAAGAACATTAGAATTGTCTTCAAGTAATTGATTGCCTGGCGTACCATCAAGTAACATTCCAAACGCAGTAGAGTCGAATAGTCCAGCAAGTGAACCCACATCGAATAGTCTAGAGGTTGAATCGAATGATTCAAATCTTGTTGCAGATGTATCACGAGGGAATATTCTTTCATCGAATGTTGCTGGATCAAATGTAACATTGTTTGCATCAAACTTGACACTGTTCTGATCAAATCTATTAACGGTGAAGTCAAACTTCAAGTTACTAGTATCAAATCTATTCGTTCCGAATGCAGTAGCCTCTGAGAACTCTTGTCTGTTGTCATCGAATGATCTAAACGTATCATCAAATCCATTAATACGAAGTCCTCTAGAAATAAATATCTCGCCTGGAGGTGGTACGTTAGTTTTTGTTCGATATGCAGAAAGAGGAATAATGATATTCGTTTCGTCAAATGAATTTGTTTCAATCTGGTACTTATCTTCTTGGTCAAATTTTATACTTGTATTAGAAAAATTTGTTCTTCCAGTAACATCAGACCTTACTGATACTTGATCGACTCTGATATGTCCAAACTGATTTAGTGTATAGTATGCACCCTCATTATCTGCCCTGATTGCTCTTGATCTAAATCCATCAGAGCCAGGATAGTGCTGTGCATATGCAACACTGTCGATTGGTGGTTGTGTAAATGCATACTTGGGTAACAAGTCAAGAGTTGGGCCAAGTGCTTGTGGTGAGTTACCAGCAATCCCACCACTAAATTGCACAGATACACTAACAGAAGATGTAAGTGTTAGTTCTCGTGTACCAGATGATAGAGGTGCATCCTCTTGACCTTCTCTAGTAATATCTCTACTAAAGATAATATTGTCACCAGTTTCAAGAAGAACATCATTTCCATCTTCAAGTAAAAGATCACCTTCTTCTGCTCGTAGTGTTGTACCATCAGTCTTAGTACCCAACCTTCTACCAAACACTTCAACAAAAAGTGTTCTGAGTGTAGATGCAAGTTCTGGTGTAAATGTTTGAGTATCACCTGTGAAGTCGATAATATCACCAGCAGCTGGGTTGCGAATACGCAAAGAATTAAGTTGTGCATCTGCTAAGGATGTTGCAAATGATACCTCACCAAACACGTTCCACCCAGCTGGGTGAATTGAACGTCTAATAGAGTCACGCCAAAGATTAATTGATTCACCAATACGAACAACATATGAATAATCTTGATAGTAGAAACTATCTTGAACCTTCATAGAGTTTTCGCTTATGTGTCCTCTTTCAGTTACAAACTGTCCACCAGTATTTGCAATTGCAGTAATAGCAGTTGTAGCCTTTGAATGCTCACATTGAACAACTGTACCAATAGCACCACCAGCAGTTTTAATAATATCACCAGTAAAGAAATGTTCTACTGGTGTTTCTAATTCTAAAATCCTATTAGTAGGATTAAAAGATACGATAGATGCAGTATGGGTTGTTAGTGTATCACCAATCGTGAAAGCGCCAGTTATATCTTTAACTATAATATTTCTGTTCATGGTAATCTTTGGAATAGAACTATAGCCTAATCCAAGATTATTAATCTGAATTCCTAATACTTTACCAACACCACTTCTTGATAATGCCAAAGAAGATACATTAGAACCTATACTAGAACTTATACTAATAGTTGGTAGTGTTGTATATCCATCACCATTAGATATCATTCGTATTTTAGAAATAGAGGTAGCTTCAGCTGCAACACTCAAGTCAGTAAAGGTTTGTGTCTCAACGATTATATTGTTACCATCTTCTAATATAAGATGGTCTGTTTCTGTTAACTGTTGTTCTTGGTGTAAGAAGAACTCTTCTGATTCTTCTCTGAGAAGTTTCTCAATACCCTCACTTCCCTCACGAATAATCCTACCACCATCTTCAAAGAGTAGATCATCACCAGCATCTGCCCCAGATGTATTAGACTTATCTAGAAGTAGAGTATAGAACTCTTCAACAATGTGATCACCATCTTCAAATAAAAGTTTATCAACATGTTCTAAGACAATATCATTGTGATGCGTTTCACCTTCATATACAATGTTGTCTACTTCTGTTTCGTCTTCCAAAACAAAAGAACCACCAAGGATTGTAATCCTTGCAGATGCACCAGCACCATTTGTATTTGAATTATTAAAAACAACTTCATCGTCATAAGTGTAGTTTACACCACCATTCTCAATATGAACTTCATCAATACCGCCTGCACCTACAGCAGAAACGGCAGCCTGAACTCCGATACTACCTAAGAGTTCAAAGTTAACTTTATCGCCTGCTTTATAATATGCACCTTGTTCTGTTACTGTTGTTTCATTAACAATACCAGAAACTTCTGCACGAATAAGTTGGTCAAGTTCATTAGAAACAGCGTTGACAGTTTCACCAATAGTGAACTCACCATTTATTGTTGTCCTATCAAGATTAAGTTCAGCAATAAGTTGTGCGCCTTCTTTATACTTGATAACTGTTTGGACAACAGCAGTAGCTTCAGATGTCTCACCTGTTATAACTCTACCAACAATCTGTGAGTAATCAGATGTACCAATCTCTGTAACACGCATAAGAAAATCATCAGACCACTGACCATCAGATATCCTTAAAACATTTTCTCTTGGGTAAATGAGAGAGGACTCTTCATCAAAGAGAATTCTAAAAAATAGTTTGTGTCCTTCTTCCGTACCTTTTGTCTCATACAAGTCTCTGATGTTCTTCATCAGATTTCTTTTTGATATCCCATCTGCAACTGTCTCTGGAATAGATTCCATAATAGCTGCTTTGAACTTATCTAAGAATGCATAAACAGTATTGTCAGTATCGGCATACGCAAGAAGTTGTTGAATGTTTTGTACTGGATTTGCTTTGTATGAAACAACTGGGGCCTTTGCACCAGAGGTTTCTCCTACAACATTCTCTCCCTCTTCAAATCTTTGTTGGGATGTAATGTAAAGAACTTGGTCTGAATCATAATCGTCTACAAGAATAGTGGCAGTATAACCACTAGTCTCACCACGAATTATTTCACCAGCCTGAAACTTACCAACAGACTCTTCAAGAACAACTTTCTCTTCTATCTGAGAAAGAATATAGTTTACACTATTTGTTTCTTGAATAACATAATCGTTTGAACCGCCCAATTTAAGTTGAGCAGCTTCCATGAACTGAAAATAATGTTTCAGAAATTTGATAAATTGTGGGTGTTCTGACTGAACGAATTCAGGCAGTTGACTTTGAATATGAGGTGAAATCTTATTCGTTAGTTTTGGAGTACGTCCATCCATTTAAAAAAACCTATCAATAACCAGAGGAGCTGGAAGAGTGACTATGAGAATCAGAACTTGAAGAACTTGAACTTGAAGAAGAGGAACTTGAAGTTGAAGAGATTGTTGTTCCACCACTTGCAGCACCACTTGTAGCTTTACCGAATGTACCAACCACAGTATGAGAGCCAGGCGAAGGAGTACTTCCCTGTTGATCTGTCTGTGCAGTAATTCTTGAACCACCACTATCAATACTTAAAAGTTGATTTCTTACTGGAACGATATCATTTGAATCTGGAATTGCAAAGAAGTGAATTGTACCATCACCATTCATAGTAGATGTGATCTGTAAATCATTTACAGTAATTGTACCTGTAGTATAATTGATATCACCAGCGTTTGCATTTATATAAACTCTTGATTGTGCGACTACCTGATAAACTCTTACGATACCAGAACCATCATCATCAATGAAATGTGTTGCAGTAGAACCAGCGACAGTAAATCCTGTTGATGATATTACTGGTGGTTCATCATCATGTGGATGATAGATTGAATTATAAAATTTTATAACATATTGTTTCTTAGTATTAATCTGAGCTCTTTGTGATTTGTACATTCTAATATTAGAAATGTTGCTAATGATAGAAGTGTCGGATGTATCAATCAATCTAGATATTTCTGAGAAACGATACATACCGTCAAACTTTTCTAGATTATTATCACTGTATTCTGAAATTGTATTTGCAACTATTGTTTCTAAGTCACCAGAACTCTTAGTAGTTGTTGTCGGATCATATCTAAAGTTTACATCCATGATGACGTAAATGTTTTCTGGATCAACAATAACTGGACGAACCGAAGCAATGTTATAAGATTTTAATTGTGAGACAATATTTTCTTTTTGAGCTTCAGTTAAGAATGTTCCTTGAAGTGGACTAATAGAAATATAAACCTGTCCATAAACTGGTGGATCATTATCTTCTCCACCCCACACTTGGATAGTTTTAATGTTGGGATATATCGTAGGAAGAATTTGTTTATAATCAAATCCAGTGACAGCACGTTTCTGTGCAGTATAACTGAGAGGTGCATAGTACTTGATTGATTGAATTGTTTCTGCTTCATCACCACCAGATGCAGATTGAATAGTAGACACCGCAACATTTGTTTGTCCATTGATAGATGTTACAGTAAATTGGTTTGCACTATTAGCTAATGTTTTATTTGTAACAACGTATTCCATAATAATAATGTTACCGTCAGAAAGTTTCTTACCTATTACGTCATCTCCAAAGTAAACTTCAAATCTACCGTCATCTGTTTCTTGTAGAAAGTATACTGGATCAGAACCAGTTGTGCCTGTGATTTCACTGGCAAGTGCAAATGTTTCCAATGTAGTATCTGTGGCAGATTTCTGTACTGACACTTTAAGTGTTGTCGTATCAGCTCTATCATTCGCCAACAAATATTTCTTTTCTGGATTGTTATAATCTACTGTGTACTTTGTTGTTGTGAGTGTACCTTCATAGATTGGAATGTTTGAAAAGATAAGAAGTCCGTTTGTAATTTGTGTTGTGATATCTTCATTAGTAACAAAACCATAAGTCGAGTTGTTTACTGAAGTTGAAAACTTTGTACCTTTAGGCATTGTCAAGTTTGACAACTGATTATTAGTTACAGTAATCTCTACTCTTGCAACTGGAGCCCTTGCAGAACGTGGAGTATATCCCAAACTCTTTGCGTGTGATACAACTGAACCACGAGTTGTCGCACTATCCAAAAACATTTCATTCGTTGCAAAGTTGGCATTCATTGCAAGATAATGAGTATTGTATGCAAGTAAGTCTATGATAGTTGAAAGTCCAGAACCTTCAAAGTTATAATCAGAGAACTCTGACTGGCCCTTCATGTATGTTTTTAAATTATTTTTTATTGCATCGAAATCTAATTCGGTAACATTAACTTCTGATTTATTTGCCATTTATCTAAGTCTCTCTAAAAATACGTTTACAGTCTGAGCACCAGATGGAGAGTTTACAACAAAAAATTCTATGGTAACATTGTATGCGTTTTGATCTACGTTTGCTGTTGATGATACGTTGATAAGTTCTACTCTAGGTTCAAAGTTTGTAATGACATCTTGAACGTGCCGTGAAAGAACGCTCTCTACGATTGGTGTTACTGGTTCAAATAAAACTGCACGAACATCAGAACCAATCTCTGGATGAAATGGCCTTTCATAGAAGTTCGTATTAATTAAATTACGAACACTTCTCTTCACTGCTTCAACATTAGTGAGCTTAGTTATATCACCAGTAAGAGGATGAGCAACAAAATTTAAATTCAAGTCAGAGAAGACTTGTGCGTTTCTATCTGAATCGTTTGTTGCAGACGCATCTCTAAATGCAGTTGGATTAGCAGCCATTTAATTCTCCTTAATTGTATTTATAACGAAATTACAAAACGACTAGAGCTCTATTCTTTATATGTTCTTCTTCTATGTCATCTTTCGACTGTCCATAATATGCAACAGCATGATGTTCTGATATCATCTTATCATTAAGAATACTTCCATCAGTCAATTTAAATTGACCAAGTATCCTACCATATTTACCCTTCCCATCCTTGACAGTCACAAGAGTCTGGTTAGAACCTACAGGCATATGTGCCTTAACATATTCCTTTGCAGCTGTTCCATACTTCTTTTCTTCCAAGTCTCTCGTTCTAGATTCTGGTGTATCAATACCATAAAAACGTATACGTTGTTTTCTCAACCATACACCAAACCCCAAGTCAATGTCAACGTCTGTTGTGTCACCATCAACCACTCTTAATATCTTACAATTATATTCGTACATCTTATCCTCCAGCGAATACGTTAGACGAACCAGAGTTGGATGCATTAGGCACCCATGAACCGTGGCCACCTGTTGCGTCACCTTTTCGATGAACGCCTATACCATTTACAAATACGGTTGAACTTCCAGCTGTTGCTGGATCTCCGCATGATGTTGTGTCTCCAATCCTAACAGTCGCTGCACCATTTGTAAATACATTTGGTGAACCAGCTGCGTATGCGGTTTGGTGAAATGGATTAGGTGTAGGACTTGCGTGTCCTACATGATTATCTAATCCAACTCTTGTTACTTCAGGCATAATTATTCCTATGCGTATATCTGATAGAACTTACCGTACTCTTTATATCTTCTATGATTATAAAAAGTTGCAATATCAAATCTATTACCAGACGGTTTAAGTGAAATGTGTAACCAAGGATTACCAGAACCACCAGTTTGATATTCTAGTAAGAATTGATCGTGCGGTACATTTTCACGAACCCACAATGCAATATCATAATACTCAGACCTTGATGCACCACTAAATTGCATATCAGCAGCCATTCCTCTTTCATGCTGAGATGCACCTTTCGCTGGGCGGAAACCAGAAGTGATAAACATATTTGGGTATTGGTCTTTTATTGGATCAAGAACATTAGTTGCCAAGTTCTTGAGATTATTTATTATGTCTTCTAGAGTTAAACCGTGTTGTTCTTTTATCTTATGTCCGAACGCCGCATTCTTTGATACGTCACCAACCTTATAATGTTTTGATATCTGTAGACTATAATCAACACTCTGTTCCGTAAGTGTAACCTGTTCAACAGCTCCTACTGATTGATTACCAGCCTCTACAGATGCTATGTTTGGATTTTCTCCTGTTTCTGCACCGTGTTCCGTAATGTCATCTGGAACACTTGGCTCTGCAATTAATCTTCTTGACGCACTTTCCGTATTATATCTACCCTCAAGCGCATTGAAAGAATAATCAGAGAATGATGTCGGTAGATATTTTCCAGCTGCAACCGCAGCTTTGATTTCATCTTCACTCTTCTCAACATCATCGTCACCCATAAACTCACCTTCATCTGGCAATTCTATTCTTGGTTTCTCATCAAGGACTATTGCCTCAGGTGGTTCAGTAATCTCTTCACCTTCTTCATATGTTGGAAACCCACGAGAGTCTTTGAACTCAATGTCTGGAGCAGCTATCACCGCAGCTGCAGCTCTGCCCGCTTTGTTAAAGTCTATTGTAGAACCAACCAAGTCCATTGCACTACTAGATGTAATATTCATCGTAGTACCAGCATTAATATCCATAATTGTAGAAGTGATAAGATTAATATCATCACCAAACATATAGACACCATGTCCATCACCAACAATATCCAAGTTTCCTTTAATGTTTGTTTTGTAATCCCCATCCACATTGATAGTAAAGTTTGCCTGTGTCTGTAGTTTTATATCTGCAACAGCTGTTGCGGTAATGTTTTGTTGGGAAGTAATCTCTGTGGACTCATTTGAATACATACGAATATTTTTGCCCGCATGGAACGTAATGTTTCTTCCGACATTCCAAGTCATGTCCTCATCTACTTGTCCATTGACAGAACCACGAACATAAAGATTAGTATTACCGTCAACATATAAATCTACATTACCACGAACACGAACCTTTTTGTTCTTGTGAACGACTTCATAGTCCTCACCAATAATCTTAGTAACCTTTGTTCCGTCAGGATGAACTTCATAGAACGTACCAGAACGATGATACTCATGTATCCGTTCATGGCCAGGCGTATCATCAAACTCTTGAATGTGACCAGACTCAGTTTCCCTTACATGGTTGAATGGATACTGTGCATTGAACGGAGTCTTTGGTTCACCTGTCAAATCATCCACACGTTTCTTTTTGAAATCTACTACTGGATGTTGTTTAGATAAATCATTTACCGCAAGTCTGTTTGTGTCTACCTCATTTACCCTACGAGGATAATAAGAACGAGGATCACCAAACCCATTAAGAGTCTGTTGCGTTGAAACTGTTACTTCAACTTCCGTACCTTCTCTTGGTGGTTCATCGAATATGATTTTATTATCTTCAATTTTATATGACATTATGATACCTCAGTGTTAATCCCTTTTTCCTCTGCGTATTCCTTAATACTTTGAGAACCATTCTTTAGGGAAGTAGGTGGGCCTTGTGTAAACTCAGATGGATAGAAGTGTCCAACATCATTTGGAATATCATTCTTTAATTTAAATTGTCCTAGTGCTGCAACTGCCCGTGAAGTATAGTTATCACCACTTGTACCTGTGTCGTACTTTCCGTTTGGTAGATAGATAAGAAGATCTATTGCACATCCGTAATTGTGCCATGAAGAACCAGGCCGTGCAGCTCTGTTTTTTGTTCTACCAGATTTATAATCGTTGTAAAGTTTTCTTTGTTCTGCCATAGATCTGTATCCGTATCCGATACTTGCATCATAGTCTGGATTATCTTCAATGAACTTTACAATACCATTCGCCCATCTATCACGCAACCAAGGAACAAGACTGTTCAGTGCGTTTGCAGTTCTGTTACCATATCTCGATCTACCGAAGTCATCTGATGTATATGTTCTACCACCAGAAAACTCTGGTGCTTGTGCTTCTGTATTGATTGGTGATTCTGATGGTCTGTTTTCTGCTACATCTGATTCGCCATCTTTTGTTACGAGAACAGTTGAGTCCATAGTTCCAATTGGTGTTGTGAATTCTGTAGTGTTACCATCTGCAATAAAAGAAGTTGTCTGAACTTGTGCGGCTGGTTTCTGTTGATCGTCAGAGTAATCAAATGGAGCTCCACCTTGTGGTGCAGCGGAAGCATTAATCTTGCCTGGCAATGTTCCGAATACCATTGGTTCTTGCATGAAGTCTGGATCACGCCAGAAACCAATCACCCATGTACCTTCAATCGGCCCAGTAGGTGACATACCAATACCACCAGATGATGCAGAGTTCGCTGGTTGAATACAAAACGCCCAAGGCAAATCACCAGTAGGAAGTTTTGTTTTATCTTCTGTGTGATATCCGAATACACGAACACGGACTCTACCTAATGCCTTTGGGTCGCCTCTATCTTCTACGACACCAATCCACCAGATAAACCCATCACGCCCAGCAAAATAAGAAAGATTTTGTTCCATATAGAATTCCTTTCAAGTATTTATACTGTTGTATCAAAGCACCAAACAGGATTTATTTTTTATGGCTATAAAAATATTCAGCTGTATCTAATAAGTAATAGTCGCATATAGACTATGCGTAATCAAAGGATTTCAATTACATGAAACATATAATACTTGCTGCAGCATTGGTTGCAGGCACATCAGCTATGGCCGAGGATGGACTTTCTTGGGGTGGCGAATTAGATACAAAATACAAAGTTGATGCAGAAACATTAACTATGTCATTAGAACCAGACGTAACATACACATGGGGTTCATCTGCTTTAACAGTAGGTATGGACATTCCAGTATGGAACTCTACATCTGCTGATAATTTTATATTACTAGATGCATTGGATGCTGGTAAACAGCCTGATCTAGATATGGAAGTTACTCATCAGCTACGAGATAACATAGAGTTGTCAGTAGGAACTGCATGGGATTTAAACAGACAAGCACGAGAAGAGATTACACTAGGTGTTTCTTTCTCATTCTAATATAATAACAAAAGGGAGCCCGAACAGGACTCCCTTTCTCTTTTCGTTGGTCGGAGATGCTGGATTTGAACCAACGACCCCTTGTTCCCAAAACAAGTGCGCTACCAGACTGCGCTAATCTCCGTCAGACACATGGAAGATTTTCTACAGTGTCAATTAAATCAATCACCGAATCTTTATTCAGAAAACCATTCACCGTATCTTCATCATTTGTAATGGGTGGAAGCGAGTACGGTTCACCATTACGAGTCAGCATAATTTCAAACAGACCCATCTTGCCGCCATACGACATGTCGTGGCGTACAATTGATAATCCATATCCATTATCAAAGTCAACTTCACCACCATACTCGCTTCCTTTCAAACTATCCTCTTTAAAAAAAAGATAGTCCGAAACTTTATATTCCTTTACCTTATCAAACATCTTAGTAGCATACAATCTTGGGTGTCTTACTTCCGTCAGAGTGATAAACAAACTTACTCCAACACTGCTGGATACCCATACCGTTACTAATATTACCAGTACCTATAGCAAACTTCACTTGATTATTAATATTCGACTTACCACCAAGTAGTTGTTGAAGCACCGATTGAATCAGAACTTGTTTCATCACAGCGTCATTACTCTGTATCTCAAAAGCATTCGCATTCGTTCCTACAAGAGCTACACTCATTAACATTCCACAAATTATTTTTTTCATATTCATCTCCGATTGACCTTGACCGTTTTTTACATTCCTAAGTATTCTGTTTTCAGAACTTCTAGACGCTGCGCTGCGATATCCAATTCCTCATTCAAAGCAATACGTCCAGCTTCTCCGTAGGTTACATACATACGTTTTCCGAGATTTGCCTTTATTGCTTCCTCAGTATAAACTTTCACAGCACCATCATTGTACATTACAGTGACAAGTGTATCACCGTATGAGTCATTGTGAATAGAAGTGATTTCACCTTCTGCAACATAATCACTATAAACTCTTACTACTTCCATACCAACTTCAAACATACTGATTCCTTTTCTCTCTGATTACATATACATTATACGTTATAAGAACAACAATGTCAAGCATAAAATGTAAAAAAGATTTCCTTATAAAACAATGACTTAGGAGAATAGTGACGAATAAGTTTCAAGTTTCTTTCTCTTCTTATCCATCTGTACACGAATATCAACAGGATCTATACCTAAGTGATTCGCTGTAAGGTTCATCATAAACTGTAAGTCACCTAATTCCTTTGTCAACTTACTTGTATCATTCTCAGGAAAACGAATCAGTTTAGAAGCTTCTTGTATTACCTCTGCACATTCTTCCATAAGAATCACCAGTAATTCTATATGATTCGAATCAGTAATATCCCAGAACTCTTTCTGTTCAGCTGTCTCTGCAAACGCCTCAATATCTTCTTTACTTATTGTCATATGAATGTTAAACCTATTGTCGCTCAGTTTTAGGGGGGGGTTATTCAGAAGTATCCTCAGTGTCAGGGGGCGACTTCTTCTTCTTTGGCATCTTAAAGTAATAATACGAATCATCCATACGAGTACCCTTTGTGTATTCTGTGATGTCTATCTCTTCTTCTTCTTTATTATCTTTATCGGACATGAAATATATCTCTGTATCTTTATTGCATTTATAGATTGTGCTTGTGCTGTCAGTTTTGGGGGTATACCCTATACGAATCAGTATACCACAGAATCACCTCAGTGTCAAGCACCCATCATGTAATATCCCTTTGCAGCTACATCCATTGTACCATCTCCATTACAGTATGTCTGATACAACTCCGTACCAGTGAAGTGTATACACGCCTCACAGTATTCATTGAAGTGTCTCACTGGAATGGTTGCCTTGATGGGCATCTTCCAATCATCCATACCCTTTGTAAGATAGTTAAACCTTACTCTCAGGTTTCCTACATGTAGTTCATCTAGCATTATGCACAAGCCCTTACTAACCTTTGTAGATCCTTATCCATGAAGTCTCCCTTAGAACACCAATTCCTCATAGCACTACACTCAGTACCATTAGACATACATGCATTCATCATAGGACATGTATCACAAGGGCAGTCTCTTTTGTTCTCAGGCCCATAATGCATCTCTTCATGGTTAATAGCACTTCTCTTACTAGAGAAGATACCTTGTCCAACACTCGTAGATAACTCATCAATAATTAAATTCATCATATATAAACTCCTATCTCTTATCCTCTAACATAGCTAGTATACCACAACCAGCCCCCATGTCAAGGCCTTTTTAAAGAAAAATAGCTATTAAATACAGAAAAGATATTCCGTAGATAATAGCCAGTAAAAACAGTAACTTAAGCAGTAGCTTCATACGCCTTATCCCACGCACCTACACCCACACTCATGTAATATGCAGTGTGAAAGTAGTCACTTTGCGAATCACTTTTGTCGAACCACAACTCATCAGCAGTACCAGAAATGAAAGGTGCTGTCTTGATAATAGTTACGATACGATCAAAGAATGTCTGGTACTTGCCATACCATTGTGTATGATAGTGGTTAATGTTGTGTCCATCATCACCATTAAGGTCGACAGTCTGATCCTGTCCATGATGCCACACAGTCTGTACTTCAAAGGCAGGGCCCTTGGTAACAGTTACAGCAACCTCTGAATGGTGTCGTTTCTTTACACTGAAACGATACTCAGGAAATGCTGCTTTCAAAGCAAGTCTAATTGATTTAACTTGTTCTGCGTTGATATATGCCATGTCT